GTTGGGGCAATGGGGACGCTGCTACGCCATCGTATTCATTTTCGTCAGATTCTGATACAGGAATGTATAGAGGTGCGTCTGACCAATTATCTTTTGCTGTCGGTGGTTCTGCGGCAATGCATATCATAGGCGGTTATATATACCCAACGAGCGGATATACATGGTCAAGTGCTAATACAGAATATATTAATAGAGAAACTGGTTTTATACGATTTTACTCAGGTGGGGCAAACCTTAGAATGAAAATAGGTTCTGTAAACATTTCAGAAGCATCGTTTTATATTTCAGATACCGTGTCATCTACAGACTTGCCGGTATCAGCCACTCTTTCGGGAGTATATTCTGGTAAGTATTGGCTAAAAGCTGTAACTTCTAGTGCCAGATATAAAAGTGATATTCAAGATTACACAAATTATATTGATTCATCAAAAATATTAGATTTAAACGTAAAAACTTATAAAGATTTAGATGGTAATAATCAAGCAGTGGGGTTAATTGCAGAAGAAGTGTCGGAAATTTTGCCGGAATTAGTAAGTTATGGACCGGATAATAGTGTTGAAGGTATAAAAGGGAACACATTAGAGTTTTTATTATTAGAAGAAATTAAAAAATTAAATAAAAGAGTTGAAAAACTAGAGGAGAATAAATAATGCCAGACATAACAGTATCATTTACAGATGCCCAATGGACTAGGATTGTAGCAGCGTCTTCATATATTAAAGCACCTAATAACGGAACTGGAAATATAGATGCAAACTACTTAGCAGATTTTTGGAAAGATCAAATTTCTGAACAGGTCAAAGCATATGAAAAAGAACAAGCGTCAATCTCAGACTTCTAAAATCATACAACATAGATACGATAATCCTCACGACACTCTTCAACAAATAGGAAATGCGTTTAAAGTATCTAGGCAGTATATATATAAAGTACTGAAACAAAACAATGTTCCTAGTTTAAGAGCCAAAAGAATGAAAGATGCTCGTCATTGTAAAATATGTGGCGAGTTAAGTACAAAATTAGTACATGATGGCTCATGCCATTTCCAATATTATAACATCAAAGTAAATTGCCATTATTGTAGAGTCCCATTCTACAGAAAACGATCTCAAATAGTACAGAAATATAATCGTGGATATGATAGAATGTATTGTAGTGGAGAATGCTATCATACTGAACGCAGATTGTATGGATATAAACGATGATTTAATAACCCAATGGGAACCTAAAATACAAAAAATGGTGTCTACTTCTTATATTGCGGGGCTTGATAAGGAAGATATAGCACAAGAACTTAGAATTTCACTTGTAAAAGCAGCTAAAGCATTTAATCCAGATAAGGGAGCAATTTTTCATACTTATCTACACACATCTTTAGTTAACACCATTAGAACTTTAATAAATAAAGCACAGCGTCAACTTAATTCTAGAAGTATTGATATGACCGATATTTATGAAACTACTCCAGCTGAAATTATTAGAGCACTTACAGATCCAAATCACTATCAAGAAGAGGTAGATATTAGTCTGTGGGTAGATTCACAGAATTTAGCAAATAAAGAAAAGTTGTTTCTTCAATTAAAATTAGAAGGTTTAACTATGGAAGAGATCACTGAGGATTTAGGTGAATCAGCATACAAAGTTAGACAAGGACTTAGAGACAAACTGCAACAAGAAAGTGATACGGACGAAGATGCCTAGAAGAATGAGAAGGTCAGGACGTTTGATTCAAAAACCTAAGAACAAAAAGGTTGATAATAAGTTTAGAGTTATTGCTCATGGACATAATGGAGATTTTTGGACTCATGGAGAATACCCTACTTTTGAAGATGCTAAACAAGAAGTTGACATGCTCCCCATTTCTAACGTAGACTATTTAGTATATTCTGATAAAAATAGGGTGCTTTACACAAAGGAGAACGATAAAGATGGCTAGTTTTGAATATATTGAGTCCGCAATTATTCTAAATTTGGACAACAAAACTAACTTACGTACATTTAAACACACCGAAAAAGACTTTGCAAGGCACGGGGGTGCTTATAATTTCGTTGTTAATCATTTTGATAAGTATGGAGAGTTTGCTTCTGAAGAAGTTTTACTAGAAAACTATCCCGAACTTGACCCCACAGCTAATTCTGTTAATTTTGAGTATGCTATTGAGCAGTTCAAAGATCAAGTATTACAACGCACTATCATAAAAACAGTTCAAGAACAGAGAGAATTGGTCAAAGACAATCCTAAGAAAGCTTTAGCTAATCTTATGGTAGGTCTAACAGACATTGAAGTGGTTTATGATGAAGATGTTTTTTCATACGATAGCGGTAAGCTTACTAGATTAGATGAGTGGAGAGAACGTACGGATAAAAGAAAGCTTGGGGATGGATTAATGGGGATTCCAACTAGCTTTCAAACTATTAATCAAACTGGTGTTGGGTGGATGCCCGGCGAGTTAATATCTGCTTTTGCACGTCCTACTATTGGTAAGACATGGTTATGTGTGCACGCAGCAGCTGTATCTGTGTTTAATAATCACAGAACTTTATTTATTTCTACAGAAATGCCTAGTACGGCTATTAGTATGAGGTTAGATGTAGTGTTAGCAAAATTGATGGGTTATAATCTTTCCCACAGATCATTAAGATATGGGGATCCGATAGACGAGGAAGAGTATACTAAGTTTTTAGAAGAATCAAATGCAGGTTCTTTATTAGTATGTGACCATATTTCAGGTCAAATGGGTATATCTATGAATGCAATTGCGGGGTTAGTTAGGAAACATAGCCCTGAGTTCGTAGTAATTGATGGTGTTTATTTGGTGGGCACCAGCGATCCTAAGAAAGCTGCATGGGAGCAATCCCACCAGTTATTTTATGGGCTAAAAAATTTAGCTACATCGACAAACACACCAATTTTTGTCACTACCCAAGCTACACGAGATGCAGCAACGGACATGTTTACTCCTCCGAAAGCAAATCAAGTAGCCTTTGGAGATGCTTTGATAAGAGCAGCTGACGTAGCCTTAGCCATGTGTGGTATCGAACAAGATGATCAGAAGAGACTGGTTCAATTTCAGAAATATAGAGATGGTGAATTAGCTAAAGACACAACGGTTATGCAATGGGCAGTAGACAATGGTAATATAGAAGAAGTTCCTGACTATAGATGGGACGAATACTAAGCTAGGAGGCTTATAATGGGAATATTTGATTGGTTTAATTCAACTGACGATAATTCTGATAACAACATAATCGTAAAATCTACTCGAAGTAAGGGAGATGGGCGACCAATGATTGACATTACTGTAGGTGATATTAGAAAAGGAATTGCCACAGACGAGAATGGTTATCGAAACGAAGTAGTTTTATTTCTAAGAAAAAACAAAAGGGATAGATAGTGGTAGATTGGTACTCTATACTTATAAAATATGGAGTTGCCATACCAAACGAAGAGCAAATAATTATTCATTGCCCTTTTCATGAAGACAGACGAGAGTCTTGTTCTATAAACCTTGATAAAGGAGTGTGGATTTGCTTTGCTGGTTGTGGTCAAGGGGGACTAAAATACTTTATAAAGAAATATACTGGTAAATCTTGGGAAGAACTCAACGAAGACTTCCAAGTTCAGACCTATGACTTAGATTTTAATTGGTTTGATGAGGTATCAGATAACGAACAGGCAGATACCGTGAGTGTTCCAGAGGTTACTTTAGACATAGAGGACAATCATTGGATCTATAATAGAGGATTTTCTTATGAATCGATATTAAAGTGGGGGTGTAAAACCAATAAGTATGGGGATTTTATGATTCCTGTAGAAGATATGGATTCTAATGTAAAGGGATGGATAACACGTAGAAGATCGGCGATACCTAAGTATTTGTTTACTAAAGGGTTCTCAAAATCTAAGGTCTTATTTGGGATAAATCAATTGTATAACACAGATATGCTTTATATAGTTGAGGGGGCTCTAGACTGCATGTGGTTAAATCAACATGGTTATTCTAGTGTGGCTGTTTTGGGAGCAAGTATTTCAAAGAATCAGATCAATTTACTCAGTAAACTAAACCCTTCTGAGGTGGTATTAGCCCTTGATAATGATGAAGCGGGAGCACGAGGTATAGAGAAAGCTACAGTTGACATGAAAGACAGATTTCTGTTATCATATCTTACGTTACCTGATAATTATAAAGATGTTCAAGAAATTTATAATCCTCAGACATTACGTAACGTTATGTTAAATAAAACGATATTTTAAGGAGTTTTACATGGGTGGTATAGCAAAAATAAATAAAGGAAGAGAAGACCTAAGACAACCGCAGGTCGAACGACCTAGTACAAGAGAAGTGTGGATGAAAGATGGAGATCAAATCTTTGCAACAGCGATAGCTACAGGTGCTGAGAATGATCCAAATTTAGATGATGTATATCTTTACACTTTTAGAATTGGTAATAACTGGACAAATTTAATAAAAGATCCTAGTGTAGATGCTAGTTCGGTCCCTGAAGATACTTATGCTTCACACAAATTTGCTTTTTGGGCATATGTGCATAATATAATTCACACAAGAAAAGACAGTAACGGTAGAATTATACCGGGTTCTGAAGATTGGGTAGAGATAGAAGGACCATCAGGGAAAAAGATATTTAGAGAAGATGTTAATGATTTTAAAGTAGTATCTCTTGGGTTTGGTAGAGGAGACGCTAATTGGAATCAACTAGTAGATGTTTATAATGATTGGGGTTCTTTAGACAAAGGTGTTATGCGACTAAAAAGAACGGGTACAGGAATGTTAGATACATCATATCAAATAGTCGCTACTGCTAAAACTGAAGAAGTGCCAGCAGATAAAAAAGTTGAAATAGCTGAATTACCAAAAATTAAAGATTATTACATGGAAAGGTATGGGAATAGTATTCCAACATCAGATGCTCCAACAGCAAATGATGCTGAGACAACACTTTTCTAATGACCGTTGTTACAAACTCGGTCTTTACTCAAGAAATCAATAAGCTAGAGTCGGCATTAGAGGTAGAGCCTACTTTAGTTGTTGACGTAGAAACAAATGGTTTGGATCCCTTTGGGGTTAATCAAATCTGTGGTGTTGGTGTAGGTCAGACCTCCGAGTCAGGCTTATATCAATACTACCCGTTTCGACATCATCTAGGGGAAAACTTACCCTTAGACAACCTTGTTTCATTAATAGATCTACTTAACCACTCAGTAAAACAGTATATAGGTTATAATCTTAAGTTTGATCTACACTTTTTAGAAAAAGATGGTTTAATACCAATCGATAAAAAATTAATAGACGTAATAGTAATGGTGCGTCTTGTAGAACATTCTGATATAAAAGATTTGGGGCTTACCCCAACTGCAAAGCGTAATTATGGTGATAGTGCTGTGCAGTATGACATAGATACGAAAAAACAACTTAGATCTAATAAATGGAATAAGGATTTTTCAATGGCTCCTCCTTCTTTTTTAGGGGAGTATTGCAAGAAAGATGTTGCACTTACCGCAAGAATATACAACGATTACCTCCGTAAAATAAAAAAGACTGATCAAATGAACGTTTTTGACTTTGAAAACGATTTGACATCTGTGTTGTATACAATGGAAAGGCGGGGGGTAGCCATTGATAGAGATTATGCTAGGCAATCTGAGGCTTTAATACTTGAAAGACAAAATGAAGTCAGAGAAGAAGTTTATAAACTTGCAGGTAGAGAATTTAATATTTCTTCCCCAGTACAGATTGGGGAAATTTTTACAGAGTTTGGGATTGAATCGCCTGTAAAAACTCCTAAAGGGCAAGACTCTTGGAGTGAAGCAGCTTTAGTGAATATAAATCATAGAATGGCTGGCTTAGTAAGACAGTATAGGACCCTAGATAAGCTAAGGTCTACTTATATCGAACCATATAAAGACATTCAAGTAATGCATACCTCTTTTTGTAATTGGGGTACTGCCACAGGCAGGTTATCAAGTAGAGAGCCTAACCTACAAAACATACCTAGGAACCATTTTAAGTTACAGGAACGCACTTTAAATGCTGATGAAAAGGCAGAAGTGTTGGGTAAAATTGCTGCAACTGTAAGTGCTAAGGGTGTTACGCTAAATGCCGACCTTTCTGATGATGTCCTAAATACATGGTCTTTTGTTGGCGATGAATCATTCAATTCACAGGACAAATCGCAAATATCTATTAGGAGACTATTCATTCCACGTCCAAAGTACTCCTTAGTTGGATTTGATTACAGTCAAATGGAAGTTAGAGTGTTTATGTCTTATTTTAGAAACGAAACAATCGATGAAATTTTAACTAAAGATGATGTAGATTTTCATAGTGAGGCGGCAAAGTTAGCCTTTCAAGTAGACGAATCTTCAGATAAGTTCAAAGAGTATCGCCAAGCAGCCAAAGCAATTACTTTTGGTACTATATATGGAATAGGGAACAAAAAACTAGCTCAACAACTAAGTACTACACCAAAAGAGGCGGGGAAATATAAGAAACAATACTTTGCAGGCATGAAAGGATCTAAAGAGTTCTTTGATAAGGTAGTTGCTACTGTAACTGCTAGAGGTTGGATAAAGAATAAGTATGGTAGACACTATAGAATTGATCCAAAGTTTGCTTATAAAGGTGTAAATTATCTCGTACAGGGTACAAGTGCTGATCTTTTAAGTGAGCGAATGCTAAAAGTAGATGAATATTTACAAGATAAGGAAAGTAACCTGTTATTACAAGTACACGATGAGATTATTTGTGAAATACATGACTCAGAACTTGAAACAGTACCTTATAAGATTAGAGATATACTTGAGATAAACACATTAGACATCCCATTAAAAGTAGATATGGAAATCTTTCAGGGTTCGTGGGCAGTAAAAAAAGATTTGAAACCCCTTACATTTGATGATCTTATAGATTGGGACTAAGATGAAATATAACGAAGAAGAAATAATAAAAGAAATTGCTGAGTATGTACAAAATACTTATGGAGAGCATTATAGTGAAGGAGATGTTCAGACTTTAGACTTTATAGAAGCGTGTGGCGATGCCGAAGCGTTCTGTAGGAGTAATATTTTAAAGTATGCATCTCGTTATGATAAAAAGGGAACACCTCGTAAAGACATTTTCAAGATTATTCATTACGCTATGCTGTTACTCCACTTTAGCGACAAGAATAGTAAATGATAATAATACCTCACACACAAGAAATGATTGATAGAGCTAAGGTTCGAGCTGATCAAATGGGTGAAATACGCAATTCGATCACTCGTGGGGCAGGTAACCTAGCTGGTTTCTTAGGAGAAGAAGCTATAAAAGAATATCTTGGGGCGGAAATAGTAGAATCTGACGAGAAGTTTGATTACGACATATTCCTTAACGGAGAGTGTATAGAAGTAAAAACTAAAAGAAGAACAGTAGCTCCTAAAGATTATTATGACGTATCCGTTGCATCTACAAGTACCCACCAACGCCCTGATACCTATATCTTTATTAGCCTAGAATTTAATGAATCGATAAAAAACAATGGGGCAAAAGCTTACAGGGGGCTAAAGAACATTTGGTTGTTAGGTAAGAAAGACGCTAAACAGTACTTTGAAGAGGCTACTCTCTGGAAGAAGGGCGATGTAGATACTTCTAATGAATTTACTACCTTGGTAGATATGTGGAACCTACCGATATCAAAGCTGATTTGCAAATTTTAATTTCTTTGGGTATAATAAAAATGTAGCAAAAGCTACATCTTGGTTAGGTCCGAAAGACCAACACAAGAAAATTAAAGCATATAAGGAGTTAACTTATGGCTATTACAAAATACCCGCTCCGGGTAGATGACATTAGGAGAATAAGACCATCTGCAAAAGGGTCTGAAAACATTCATTTTGCAATTGTGCCCTTTTCTGGGCTACCTCAAGGAATTCCCGATGGACCAAATGTGAGATCACGAGACGATTTGGGATACTCGAACGAGTTTGGCGGAGACTTAGATTTAGCGAAGACTAGTGCTAAATATAAAACCTTAGAACGAACCATTCAAGGCGTAGAAGGTGTACCTAGCAAGTTTCATCTAAAAAACGGGGGGATTGATTTAGCAGTATCATCAGTGGTTAAAGTATCTGATGGGCTGTACCATCTTTACATAGATGAGATCACTGAGGGCATTATAAATGGTGGACACACCTACGAACTAATTACTCGAAACGTAGATGCAGGCACGGCTGCTAACGAAAGTGTAGTGGTTCAAATTATTGAGGGTATGGATCAGACTACTAGAGAAGAAGTAGCTATTGCTAAAAATGTTCAAGTCAATGTAGATAATACATCTATATACAACACTAAACGAGTTTTTGATTCTATGAAGGATTATTTTGCAGATTTAAGCTTGTTCCCAGATTTTCATCCGTATGCTGACCACATAGCATATGAAATGAACTCAAAAGCACTTATTCCAGTAGGAGATGTTGTCTCTAAACTAATATGTCTTGACGTAGCTAGTTACCCTTTAGACATGGATAAGGCAAGTAAGTCCAAACACCCAACACAAACTTACACGGGAAAGACTGCAGCGTTAAAAAGGTATGCTGATAATCTAGAACATTATGAAAAAATGTTTCCTATCTTGTCAGAGATATTGGAGTTATCTGAAATTATTCAAGTATCCATACCTAAGCTAAATGCTAAGACACATAAAAATGGAGCTAACTCAGTTGGTTGGGTTGATACTAAAAAAAATGTATTTTTCCCTATTTTAGGTCAAGAATCTAAATCAAATCTTGTAGCTGGGCTAGTTAAGCCTGTGTTATCAGGGTTTAGAAGTTTAGTAGACCCAAACGAACTAAAGTGGGACAGGTCTTTTACTCAAGTAAAGAAAGTGCTAATCAAGTCCTTACCGGACCTATTAGCTAATCTTAGAGACGCAGGGGAGTCCTTTGGTAACAAGCCTAACACAATGGCTAAAGACAAGAGATTGTGGCAGGAATGTGCTAGGATAGTTAATTTTAATAAACAATAACTAGACTTTAGTTACTTTCTAAGCTATACTTATAATACAATAACCCCCTATTCCTCCTGATTAGATTGATAGGGGGTTTATTATAAGGAGAAACGACAATGGCAAAAGTAAGTGCACACATTGGATATACTTTTAGAGTAGGTCCATTAGAACAAAATCAATATGGAAGAGTAGATCTATCTGTAGATCAAATCGATACAGAGTTACCTATAGAACCGCAATTAGAAGAGTCTAAAAAAGTAGCTGATATTATCTGGACGTTTATAAAAGGCAAGGTAGACACACAGATCGAGGCTATGTTAAATGAAGAAGAATAAAATATCTTCTAGAGCCGTAGTATTAGAATCGATTCTAGGAGAACGAGAACGACAAGATAAACTGTTTGGGGAACAAAATCATGATGATGCTTGGTGGAATATTCTAACCACTGAGAAGAATGGAGACATTGCAGAAGAAGTCTTTGGTCAAAACGACACAAAATTATTTATAGAACTAATTCAAACAGCTGCTACCTACTTTGCGTGGGCAGAAGCAGTAAAGAGGAGAATCGATGGATAACACAGCAGAAGAAGCCATACAAAAATTACTGAAGAAAAAGAATTTAAATTTTCAATTAGGGGATAGTGAGGATTTTGTAACAAACAGGATTCCTTTTAATATTCCAGCACTGGACAAATTGACTGGTGGGGGTATTCCTTTAAAGAAAATGACACTTATATATGGTCCTACTAACGTAGGAAAGTCTTATTTAGCATCTCAAATAGTAGTAAATGCCCAACAAATGGGTGGGTCGGCTATTTGGATAGACACTGAATTATCTTATGATAAGGATTGGATGGCTACCTGTGGAGTAGATCCTAAAAAGATTTTAATTTCACAACCAACTACAGGTGAAGAAGCCATGGAGCATGTTAGAGAAGCTATGATTGAAGGAGTGAAAGTTATTGTGTTAGATAGTATTGCAGGTTTAGTGCCAGCAAATGTGTCTGCAGAAGACTTTGGATTCAGTCCTATGGCGTGGCAAGCACGGTTTGTTAACAGCTCTTTCCCAAAACTTTTCCCACACCTACAAAACGGATCAGCCTTTGTAGCAATCAATCAAGTACGTGCTAGCATGGGACCCGTAGCATTAGACAATATGCCGGCAGGGCAGGGACAAGTGTTCTTTGCTCACTCTATTATGCAAGTACAGCGTAAAGGTTGGATAACAGAAGGAGACCAAAAGGTAGGGTTTGATATGAATATTAGATTACGAAAGACCAAGACAGGTGGAGAAAATTGGGATTCTGCTGTTGTACCTTTTAGAGTTGAGGGTGGGATAGATGTGTTAGAGAGTTATATTAGAGATGGAATAGATCAAGGACTAATATCTAAAGCAGGAGCGTGGTACACTTATGGTGACATTAAAGCCATGGGACTAAATGGTATCAAAGAAAAGTTTGTAGAAGATAGTAAACTGTTTGATAAACTTCAAAATGAACTTACCACCTAGAGATTTTACCGAGCAAGAACTTATAATTGCTCGCTGTCTAGATGAGTTTGGGCTGAGGTATGAACAACAAGCTTATTTTCATCCATATATCGCAGACTTCTATATAGAAGAAATACAAATGGTTGTTGAAGCAGATGGGGTATACGGGCATTTAGGTAAGAGAGATAGAAAAAGAGACTCTGATCTGCTAGAATTAGATGAAATAGAACATGTAGTCCATATAAAAGGAACTACTTTGGAGAACATAAGGGAGACACTATGGCAGGAATTAATCAAATTAAGCCCGTAAAAAAGAGAAAGGCACGCAAGAAAAATACTGAACCTATGGCGTTAGAAGACGCTTGGTTGAGCAGCATAATAGACGAACACTTAGAAGAGCTTGTACCCCCTAAAGACGGGGGTGTTTTTCATCCTTCAGCGTTGGGTAACACTTGCGACAGATATCTCTGGCTTTATTATAACGGGAGATTACCCGAAGAATTTTTAGAAGCTAGGGTTATCAGAATATTTCAAAATGGTAACTTTTTAGAGGAACGAGTAGATAAATGGTTTACCGAACTAAACATTCTAATTGATAGAGAGATTTCACTAAAGCAAATTATTCCTCCTATCTCAGGAAGAATGGACTTTTTAATTAAGCATTATAAATACGGAGCACTTCCCGTAGAATTAAAATCGATTAATAAAAAAGGATTTCAAGCATTACGTAAACCAAAACCAGAACATACGGTGCAATTACAGATGTATTTAAATATGGGTGGTTATGACAAGGGAACAGTTTTGTATGAGTGTAAAGACGACCAAAATATAAAAACCTTTCTATTAGATCGAGACGAAGTACTTTGGGACAAACTGCTCAAACGAATGTTTGCTATTCAAGATATGTTAGCAATGCCTGAGAAGTGTACAGGTAATATGTGGTGTAAATGTAAGGGGGTATGATGCAACAAAGAGAAACTAAGTGGACTCCAATGAAAGCATTGGGATCGGCTAATAAAAAAGTTGAATCTTTAGGGATTCCTATATTTGATCCCAAACTACTACAAAATGAAAATCTAAATTTTGGGGACTTAGCTACATATAATGATGAACAAATAACCAGTCTCTTGGTTATATATGGTGGGTATAAAGCATCATTAGAAACTAAAGTAGCTGATGTTGAAGCATCGTATGGTGCTCTAGATGCTGCTTTTAATGAAGGGTATAGTACAGCACTGTTTAGAACAACTAAAGAATATGAAGAGGCTGAAAAGAAAAAACCTACTAGAGATGAGCTTAGGGGTGAAATTATGTCTAAGTACGATGCTCTACGGGATCTTAAAAGAGAAATTATCGAACAAGAAATTGAATTAAAAAGATTACAGGGATTATTAAATACCTATACGTCAGCTTATAACGCTGTAAGTAGAGTTGTAACTTTACGAACAAAGGGGGCAGATAAATTATAATATAATTAATTTTTGAGTATAATGAATTATGACGCATTACATAGGGTTTGACACATCAAGTTTTGCTATACATGCAGCTGTTATTGATGAAAAGGAAAGATTAGTAGCACTCCATAAGTGGGACTGTAATAGAAAAGTATCGTTTGAGGAAAGATTTCCCGAACTAATTAATAATTTCTATAAAGATGTGAACACTCTAAAAGAGTATGAAGCTTCTTTAGAGAATGCTATACCAGTTAGAAACAGTAGAGCATACACTATAACTGCAAGAGTTGTGGGAGCTGTATGGGCATTGTTGGCAACGGTTGATATGCAAACTGAATTTGTGCATCAAGCAACTTGGAAGAAGATCTGTTTAGGTAATGGTCAAGCAAAGAAAGAAGATATTATGGCGTTTGCTATAGAAAAGTGGGGTGACAAATTCCCCGAACAAGACTATGCTGATGCAGTATGTATCGCATTATGGAATAAAAGGAGAAGCTAGTATGAGTTTAGCAGGTGGATTAACCAAGGTAGTTAGAGGGTTTCAAATGTTCTTTCCGGGTAAAACGGAAGGACCTAAAAGAGAGTATAAGGATAAGTTTCCCAAAGATTTACCTACACTTGAAGATGTAAAAAAGAAATATGGCACAGTTGTGTGGTGTAAGTTTGCTAAATGTGGAAGTAACCAAGAAGTAAAAAACTTACAAACAACTACAGGAAGCCTACTAAAAAGAGTAGGGTATACTCCAATTGTCGAACAAGAGCACATCTGGGCTGGGATATGCACTAGAGGTGAGATAGGAATGCAGTATACAGAAATGAAGATGCCTCATGGGGCTAAATTAAAAGTTCCTAGCTGTTATACAGCACATACAGACAAGACTGGATATTGGGACTTTTCTCAATTCCTAAACTCAGATGGAAGTCCGCTAGGTGGTAACATTGACTCACAACATGTTTCTGATGACGGATACGGAGCACTAGATAGCAACAGTATATATGATTAATTATGCCTAAATACATACCACAAGAAATAAAATTAAAAGCAATGGAGCTTTTTTTACGGGGCGATAAAACAGCCAAGCAGATAGCTGAAGAAATTTCTACTCCAGAGCACCCAGTTAGCCCTCCTACTATATATGCGTGGGCAAAGAAAGATGGCTGGGGGGATCAGAAAGCCGTGGCTGTGGCAGACAAACAACAAGAACTTGCTGAAACTGAAGGACAACGATTTTCCAGACTACAGTCTGAACAATTAGATGGTTACACAGTTATGGCAAACAAAGCAATGAATGAACTAAATGCTCTTCATTTTGATAGAGCGTTAGATGCCACTAGAGCTGCTGATATAGGTATAAAAGGACAGAGAGAAGTGTTGCAAGGTATGATTAACCTTCAATTTGTACAAGATATCATGAGTGTTCTTGTTGAGGAAATTAGTGATTCAGATCAGCTACAGAAAATAGCGGTGAAACTTAAAACACTAGTACAACAACAAGAGGACATATAATATGGCTAAAGATATTATTAGTGTTAATAATGCTTTTAATATGCTTTCAGACCAACTTTCAGAACAGAAACGGTATGAAGTAGGAAGCTTTAGAGAGTTTATTGAAAATATATGGGCTCTTTCATATGATAACCCCGAATACTTTAAAGCTTGGCATGTTAGTCTACTAGCAGAAGATATTGAAGAATGTTTAGAAACAGGACTAAATTATGTAGGAGTTCTTCCCAGAGGACACTTTAAGTCAACTATTTTAGGACATGCCTTTAGTGTGTGGAGATTATTAAAAGCACCTAGAGATATGGCTATACTTTATTTATCTTATAGTGATGGTATGGCTAAATATCACATTGCAGAGATAAACAAAATCATTACAAGGAATCCTATTATTCCAGAACTCCTTCTCAACAGAAACCCTAAAGCTGATTACTCGGCTAGATTTTATAAGAACAATCAACCTATGGAAATAATGCATGGTGGTTTGTTTTCTTTCAAACGAGGCATGCACGTAAATGGTGCTTTGATAGCTGATGACGTTTTGAGAGATCCAGAAAACCCTTTGAACATGGGGCAAATAACTAAAGTAGAAGACCACTTTATGACAGAATCAATGTTCATACCATTGAAAGAAGCCCCTGTTATTGTGGTAGGTACTCCTATGATGCCAAATGATATACTGGCTAAGTTACAAAGTGATGAACGATTCAAAGCTAGAGTATTACCTGCACTAGACCCAGTGCCGGGAAGAAGAGTGTTGGCTCCAGAAATAATGAGTGAGAAGTATTTGCTAGCACAACAAAAAGCTAGACCTAAATCTTTTGCTTCAGAGTTTATGTTGATTCCTCATTTTGCTACGGAATCTTACTTTGAAGGCGAAGACATTGAAAAATGTCAAGACGAAACTTTAAGGTCTTCCCCAGCAACAAAAAAGTTTACTGACTGGGAAACAGGAGATCAAATTTTTGGTGGCTTTGATGTAGGGAAAAAAAGACACCCATCTCACTTAGTATTATTTAGAAAGAGGGGAGAACATATTGAACAAGTCCATCATTCCTTTTTAGATGGTTGGAGTTACTCTGATCAAATAGAATATTTGAATGAAGTGGCAGACAATTTTGATATGACTTCTGGGTATATAGATAACACAAGGGGGGAACTAGAAGACCGTGGGTTAGACGCTAGATGGAGAGCTATGAATTTCACAAGAAAAAGTAAAAATACTATGGCACAAGTCTTTGAAAAATTTGTTCATTCGGGTATATTAAAACTAATAAAGGATGAACGGCAGACACATCAGATCTTGTCTGTAAGCAACGACTTAAAAGCACCTGATACCCCAATGGGTCATGGGGATGCCTTTTTCTCTATTGCTATGGCTTTACAAGCGGTTCATGATACAGCATATAAATTTGTAGATTTAGGAAGTGCCACAGACTGGTTGAACGCAATAAATCCGGGGGAGACTCCAGAGAGTAGGCGACAACAACAGGACGAGTTAAGTGGCTTGATAAAAGAAGGCGACGACAAAAAAGCATCGAATCCTCTACAAATGGAACCTGTTAATGAACTTCAGAGAGCCGAATCTGCTCCTAATCCTCAGTGCAAAGAGGCAGTTTGCACACCCTCTTTCTGGGTTCCAGAGAGAGGTTTATGTATTTATTGTGGATATCGAAAATAATAGAGGAGAACATTATGACAACAGTGGAACAAAAACTTTTAAATTTAAACAACTCATCAATTACTGAACAAGCTAAAGTTATTTTAGAACATAGGTATTTATTAAAGGATGATGATAATCAAGTAATTGAAGCTCCTGAAGAAATGTTCCGAAGAGTTGCTGATGCAGTTGCAGCTGTTGACTCCGACTATATGAAACTACCTGTAGAGGTAGATCTTACCGCACAATCTTTTTATGACATTATGTCAAGTTTAGAGTTTGTTCCAAACTCACCAACCCTTATGAATGCTGGTACTGAGCAGGGTACTTTATCTGCTTGTTTTGTTTTACCTCTTGAGGATTCTATGGAAGGTATTATGAAAGCCGCTCATGACACAGCTATGGTTCAGAAGTTTGGGGGTGGTACAGGATTTGCTTTATCATCTTTAAGACCTAGAGGTGATTCTATCAGATCTACACATGGTATCGCTTGTGGACCTATAGAGGTCCTTAAGACTCTTTCTAGAGTCTCTTCTATGATTACCCAAGGTGGTAAAAGAGACGGGGCTAATATGGCAGTTATGTCTATTTATCATCCAGATATATTAGAATTTATCGAATGTAAAAAAGTTGAGGGAGAGATTCACAACTTTAATATTTCAGTTGGGGTTGATTCTAATTTCATGAAAGCCGTAGAAGGTAACATGGATTATAATTTAATCAATCCAAAAAATAATCAAGTAGAAGGATCATTAAATGCTAGAGAAGTATTTTCTAAGATAGTTGATGGGGCTTGGAATAATGGGGAGCCCGGAATGATTTTTCTAGATCAAGTAAATAAAGACAATCATGTTTCAGAAGAATACGGAGAAATGGTTGCAACTAACCCTTGTGGAGAACAACCTCTTCTAGGTAATGAAAGTTGTAATTTAGGCTCTATAAATCTGGCACGCTTTTACATAAAAGCTGATAAAGCCAGTGCTTTTGGTTGGAATGATAAGGTTGATTGGGCACACCTAGAAAAGGTGACAAGAACTTCTGTTCACTTTTTAGATAATGTGATTGACGCAAATCACTATGCTACACCTGAAATTGAAGAAATGACAAAATCAACTAGAAAAATTGGGTTAGGTATTATGGGTTTTGCTGATCTATTAATACAGATGCATATCCCTTATAACTCAGAAACTGCTAGAGAACTAGGAGCAGAGATAATGTCTAAGGTTCGAGAGTGGGCAGATGATGAATCTAAGGAGTTGGCTAAGGTTAGAGGAACTTTCCCAGCATGGGACAATAGTAACTACAATAAAGACACAGAAGCCTTTAGGAACCACTGTAGACTAACAGTTGCTCCAACAGGTACAATATCAATGATAGCTGATACATCTAGCGGAATAGAACCGACTTTTGCATTGGCTTGGAAGAAACAAAACATTTTAGATGGAAAAACTTTGAATTATGTGAACAAATATTTTGAAGCAGATGCCGTAAAGTATGGGTACTACTCTGAAGATTTAATGGATTATTTGGCAGAAGGGGGTTCACTTGAAACTGTGCCAGACGTTCCAGATTGGATCAAAGCTGTGTATACTACAGCTCCAGACATATCACCAGAAGATCACGTACTAATGCAATCTGCCTTTCAAAAATCATGTGATTCGGGTATATCCAAAACAATTAATTTTGCAAACAGTGCTACTAAGCAAGACGTAGAGGATGCTTACCTACTTGCATGGAAAGAAGGTTGTAAAGGTATCACAGTATATAGAGCTGGTAGTCGATTCAAAGAAGTCTTGGTTAAGGGAAATAAAGAGAAAGCTGAACAACCCGCATTAGATGGCTTTGAATTAGAAGAAGCTGCAATAAAGGATAGTTCAAACACACCTGAACATACATGTTGTGAAATCCCAAATGTGGTTTTTGCTGACGGGTGTGAGACTTGTAAGTCTTGTGGATGGAGTGCCTGTGTAATTTCATAGGAGGATAAGTTGGACGATAATCAACGCAAAGAATTTGACAATACATATTATAATCATCAAGAAATACTAAAAGAATTTAGTGAACTTAAAAGCCAAATAGAAGCTCTTTATGGCAGAGAACAACTAATGTCTGACAAAATAGAAAAATTAGACGTTAGAATTTCTGACTTATTTGAACAAATTTCAAGTTTGTCAAATCTGCTTAAATATAAAGGGACAGGGCTTTATGAGACAAATCGGGAAAATCAAGTATAATATAAAGACAGAAAAGTTTTAGGAGCAGCCAAGATGACAATGGGCAATTTTTTAGATGGTACAGACCAGCAGTATGTAGCCTTAAAAGACGACAATGGAACATGGAGAGTATTAGATTCATGGCATGATGATATAAAAGTTATGTCAGCTGATGACGATATTCCGGATGATAGTTCTGCGGTTCAAGTTCTTTCTGAGGGGCAGTTTATTGCTTTAATGAAAGAAGCAGGTAGGCTGGGAGTACTGCATAATGCCACCTTTGGTACGGGAGAAGCCGAATTAGAAAATGTAATTCTTGAAAAAGATCAAGAAATTCAGAGCTTAAATGACCAAATAATACAGTTGAAGGATCAAAAATCTGAAGTTTTACGGGATGTAGAACATACAGAAGACTATCAACTGAAAGAGAAGGCAATGGAAAATATATTAAAACTAGTATCTATGCAAGATATGAGTAATCTAAGTAGGGAATAAATATGAAACTATCCGAGTATATGCCTCAAGTGCCTCAGATGCAACAATCTATGGCAGATTTGAATAAACAAATTAGTCTTTTAGATGTTATGAAGTCTGCTGGGGACAAAGGAGCGGCTCCAACAATCGGGCTAGACCATGTAGTAAACACTTGGGTACGTCATCAAATGGCGTACAGACAACAACTTGTACAGGATTTACAAACTATTGCAATGTCTGTTGAAGAAATTCGAGGACCCGTTAGTCATATTACAGGTGAGGTATTTAGAAGGGGAATAGAAATTGTTCCTAAAGTTGAAAACCCAGATCCAGAACAAAGAAAACGTTTAACTAAATGGTTAAAAGATTGTAATGTTTTTGACCAAAGTATGGAAGAAGTTTTCAGACAATTTCATTTTGATATCAATTCATTAGATGATGGGTTTATATATGTTGCTAAAGAATATAAAGACATGGGGGATGGAACTGTTTCATCTAGACCTATTGAGATTAGAAGACTAAACCCCGCTTTGGTTGAGTTTGATTTAGATCAAGCTGGATTACCAAAAAATACTCATTTTATATGTCCAATTGATAGAAATGATATAGCTGATGAGCCGGGGCTATCTGAAAAAGGTGTACAAAGAATCCCCGCAATGTACAAATATTATCACAGAAACCAACATATGTATTTTGCTGATGATGAAATAATACACCTATCTAAGTTCTCACCATCTGAAACATATGGATGGTCACCTATTTTAACGATCTTTGAAAAAGCTTTGACATTAGTAGGTATGGATAAGAACCTATATAGATATTTCTTTGAAAGAAAGATGCCTGCAAGTATGTTGTTGGTAACTACTGATGATCCTGAGAGCCTTAGAAGGGAGCGGGAACATATAGCCGCTCAAACACGATTAGATCCTAACTACATACCTATGGTAGCAGTATCTGCTAGAAACCAAAGGGGTAGAGTAGACATGGTAAGGCTGTTCCACAGCTTACAAGAAATGGATTATATGCCTGTAAGAGAGGAAGTTAGAGAACGTGTAGCTGCTATGTGGGGGGTTACTCCAGCATGGCAAGGTGCTCCAGAAGCTTTTGGAGGGTTATCACAACAAACACAGCAATTAGTTGTTATGAGTCGTGTGGTAGAAAGTGACCAAAGATTATTTCATGAGAAGGTATTCCCTCAATTATTAGAATCATTTGGTATAACAGACTATGAAATAGTTTTACCACAACCTGAAGAAAAAGCAGAAAACACCAGACTAAGTTTTGCAGCTCAAAAGATACAGATTGCAAATCAATTTTCTCAACTAGGGTTTAGTGTAAAGCTAAAAGAACAGGATGTACCCCTTTGGGATGCAGACTTTGTAGTAAGCGGTGAAGCAGTACCTACTGCACAAATGCAAGCTGAACAATTAGCTATGGGAGTAGAAGCTCAGAAGCAACAAATGCAAATGCAAGAACAACAAATGCAGGAACAACAAGCTATGGCAGGACAGCAAGAAGAAGATGCTGAAATGGAAGGCGAGGCTCCCGCAGAAGAAGGTGGGGATATTCAAGCAATGATGAAATCCATACCACGTTCCCAGAGAAAATTTAAGGGTAGAACAGGTGGGGTAACGCCCGACTGGAGAGATAAAAATCCAGACGAGGAAAGAGATATAGACGAGTATGCTGAAGCACGAAATAAAAATAGTTTAACACTTTCAAAGTCTTGGGTAGAATCTTTAGCCGATAAAGGATATGCTTCCCCTATTATTAAGGAAGTAAACCCTGATATGACACAGATGTGGTTTTCTCAAAGTGGGATTGATTATGTGGCTCAATTAACTCCTACAGGTATTACAACCATAGATAAAGCAATTTTCTCAGACCCAACAAGACTTAGTAGAAACAAACAAGAAAAACCAAGAGCTACTGAACCTACTGAGATAGAGCTCGATGACGAAGAATAATACTAAAGTTATAGAAGAATATATTCGATGGATGGATGATAACGACATTGAGTATGATCACAATTTTAGACCTATACAAGATGGCATAGAACCTACGGATGAAGATTTCAAGAAGATTGAAAGAGAGTTTTATCAATCCATAAAATCTGATGTTCCTTTAAAGAAGGCACCTCTAATGGTTGGTTCTACACGTCAGGGGGATGAAAAGCTTCCTGTTGGGGCAGTATATTCTACTACAGAAAAACCTCCTAAAGATGCTACAGTATATGAGACTGAAAGAGGTGCTGAGTATTGGATTAAACCTTACGGAGGTCGAGAAGATGTCTATGATGATTGGGTAAACAAATTTACAAAAGGGGATCCTGACGAGCGAGGGTTATATTCTATTCCAACAGATGAACACAATGATGATGTACCCTATGGACAGTTTTTAAATTTTGCTGGTTCTTATCAATCAGATGTATCTAAAGCTGCTGAAAAGCTACCTAAAGGGGCAACTGATGTAAAGATTGCTAAAGATCCTGCTAATGATATACAAATTTCTTATAAGGATAGTACTGGTAATCCACAACATATTCTTAATCCGAGTGCTCAACAAGAACATCGAAAGAAGCATTGGGCAAAACTAAGAAACGTTCAAGATGTTTTAGATGATGCAATGGATACCATAAACAAAAAAGGTGTAAATGACTTAAGCCCAGAAGAGATGTTGATGACAGTTTATAACGTAACTGGGTATAGGAAAGGTCAGGATAAAGATCGTAAAACGGATAAAGGTAAAATTACTGGTCAAGGAGCCCTTAACTTAAAGAGTTCAAATGTACATATATCAAAAGATGGAAACACAGCTCATGTTAGTTTTGACGCAAAGAGTGGTGTTAGACAGAAGTTTGCAGAAAAAGACCCCAGATTAGTAGAGGTACTTAAGAAAGCCAAAGAAGGTAAAAGAGGTAAAGATAAACTTTTTGATACTACTTCTTCTAAAATAGATCAATTTATAAGAGACATTCATCCTGATGCTACAATCAAACATTTGAGAACTAAGAAAGCTATAGAAAGTGCTACAGAATATCTAAACAATTACAAGAAAAAAATTGATGGTGGAGGTAGGAAACTGCCTGCTTCGGAATTCTTTGAAAGAGCTGGACTTTATGTAGGCGAAAGATTGGGGCACAAAAAGATTGTAAAAGGTAAAGCTGTTACTGAACACAAGACTTCTTTAGGGAACTATTTACCTCCAGATGTATTTAGTAAACAGATTGATTCTGATACATATTTTAGAACAACTATGCAAAAAATAATGAAATCTGACTATAGTAATACTATGGCTATTAAAAAATTCGTAGAGCATATGCAAATTAAAGCATGGATTACTAATCCTAGAGGTTCTACTGACAGTAAACGTAAAGGACAAATTTACAAAGAGAATGGTGGTGGTGGAGGAAACGGTGGTGGCGGCGGTGCCGCAACTTCTGGTTCTTTCGGTAATGGTGGAGGCACTGTTTTCACATCTACTAATTCTGGTATATTTTCTCCCACTTATGGTGGTGGTGGATCTCGTCGCAGAAAAACAACTAGGCGAAAAAAGAAAAAGAAATCTGGAATAGAAAGACTTGCCGCTTTTGTTAGAGGTAATAGTCCTAGCAAGAAGATGGTAAAAGAATTTACATTATTCGCTAAACAACAACTTATGAAAGACGAAGTAAAATTTAGACAACAATTAAGTGGTGAGGATATAAACCCTCAAACAAAATTAATTGATGGTAGGCGTGAACCTAAAGAGTATGATGCGGAGCCCGATAAATTTGCTGCTATAGAACAAAAAGATATGGAAGCAAAAATTCGTGCTTTAGACGATAAAGATAATAATAAAAATGCCCAAGATCCTGACACAGGAGGTGCTAGTGAGACAGCCCCTGCAGGATTATCGGTGCAGCTTGGTTGGGGATCTGGAAGTTATCCGACAGACCCTTTACTAACTGGCGGTTCAAAAGATAAAGAACGAGGAGAAATAGAGGAGTTAGAGCAAGAAACTGAGGAAAGAGAATTTGTCAAATAATTTGAATTCTCAGCAACTTTATGATAACATGTGTCCTAAGTGTAATGGACAGATGTATGTAAACGAAGACAAAGATCTTCAGTGCATTACATGTGCAAAGATTTTGGTAGTAACTATTAGGAGAGCTTATGATACCAGAGCAGGCAAAATCAGAGATAATAAGAAGGCGGGGAATAGGAGCGACTTGGACAGCTATAGCGAAGTGGATAGACGAAGAGTTTGGAGTCAACGTAAGTCCGACTTCGATACATCGTTGGCACGACAGCGAAGTCTGGGAGTTCCAAGAAGAGCAGGACTCACATCCCGAAGATAGTTTATCGCAGAGAATAAAATTAGATAAAAAGGTTGCTACACATAAGAGTGAAGCAGATTTTTACAAAAAGTTATATCTTTCATCTTTAAAAGACAACACGAAGAAAGAGCTGATTGTTGAAACTATTCAGGAATTTACTCAAGCCTTTCCTTCGGTACCCCTAAAACATATAAACAATTCTGACAAAACACCCTTTGGTCATGAGAAACAAGTAATGGTTACTCCTTTATCTGATACTCATATAGGAGAGCATGTATTTAAAGATCAGATGAGGGGTTTGAATGAATATAACTTTGAGATATTCAACAAACGTATGTATGGTTGGGCTAATCAAATATTAAAACATGCGTCATACCGAAGGCAAATAGCACCTGTAGACGAACTAATTATACCTATGTTAGGTGATATGATTAGTGGTGACATACATGACGAGCTATCTAGATCTAATATGGCTAACTGTATGGAGCAAATGATTAGAGGAGCTAGCATTATTGGACAAGCTTTGATGTATTTAGCTCCGCATTTTACAAAGATCAAGGTTCCATGTGTTGTTGGTAATCATGGTAGGATGACCAGAAAACCTCCTATGAAAGATAAATATATGGACTGGGATTATATGTTATATCAATGGGTAGCATCTTTCTGTAAGAACCAAGAAAACCTAGAGTTTCATATTCCTAAAAGTTTTATGACTACATTCAAGGTACATGATAAGGTAGTTCTTATCACACACGGAGATTGTATATCAGGAGCTGGAAGTAGTGGTGCGATTCTAAACTCGATAACTAAACTACGAAGTGTATTCCAATTTAGAAAGAATCTACAACGTGAGATAGAAGGGGCTCTTGATGAAGACCTAGAGCAAGAGTTTGATAGTGTTATGATAGGACACTTCCATCGTATTGATGAACTAGATATAGGTACAGGTGAACTACATATATGTGGAACCATGAAAGGTCCTGATGAGTTTGCCTTACAGAGACTTCAAGCAGCTACTAAACCGAAACAAATAGTTACTTATTGGCACCCAAAGTACGGATATGTGGGTAGAGATGTTATCTATTTGAATAAATATGATTCATCTAAAAGAAAATTCATTGATAAAATACCTGAGAAGTGGACAGATTTAGAAAAGACAGAGGTATAATAATGAATGAAAGAAAAAGAATCACGTAAAAAAGTAGATCGAAAAGCACTTCGCAAGCAACTAAAAGCCCTCTCGAAAAAAACTAATCCATTTAGGCAATACAACGAGTTGTGGGAAAATCTATTAAGAGATACAAAAGATCGAGCTGACCAACTTGTACCCTCAGACACTGGAGAGTTAAAGCGTTCAGTGTTTACTAACCTTATAAAAAAACGTGGTATAGCTGTTGGATTTGAAATTGGGTATAACGCTAAACATGCTGCAACTCTTTTTGATTCGGCAGAAGGGGGCAGAAGACCGTCTGTATACATTCAAGATAGCCCCGCAGTTAGATCGCATGATCGTACTTATACAGGTAAGGGTAACAGAAGAAGGAAAACAATAAGAGTTAGATATCCAAATGGGAGAGTATTCCCAGATAAAAAAAGAGTGGTTTATTGGAAAGACAAAGACAATAAAACAGGTAGAAGAGATGGTAAACATCAGTTCTATACTACAGATAAACCTATATCAGATAAAAGGGTAGGTCATTGGCTTACACAAGCGTACGAAGAAATATATGGAAAAACCAGTATAATAACTAAAAGGCTTCTAACCTTGCCGGAGAACATAGACATAAGAGTAAACGCAACATCCAGAAACACTTAGGAGAAGAATAGTGGCAGAATCAGAACCAAAACTTAATTTAACACAAACCCAAGAGTATATAATAGCCCGTCATTCTAAAATGGTAGGCAAAGTACTTGATCTAATCGAAGCATCATTACCAGAAGGTAACCAATGTGACAAATTAAAGAAGCTTTTACAGGTTCCTTTATATGATTTTCGTAATGAAATGATACAGTTAGATGCTAAAGGATTACCTAATACGGACTAAATTATAAAAAACATATTATAATTTTTAGCTTTTCAATAGGATTTTTCGATTTCCGTAGTATAATGTAGTAACGTTTAAATACAACGTTATATTTCTTTCTATAATTTAAAGGTCGGATGGCTAAGACCAACCTTTTATGATAGTAGGATCAAACTAAAAGATCATAGGAGGTTAAAAACTATGGCAGAAATAAACGAGAAGCTTGAGAAGCAGATGGAAGGCACTAATCTTGCTCTAGCGGCTGTTGCTGAAGTTCTTCAAAAAATGGACTCCAGACTTTCTAAAGAAGCCGAGGACGAAGAAGAAGAGATGAAAAAAGCCGAATACGACAATGCTCAAGCAGAACTAGTAAAATCAGTTGCTTCTGAAGTTGTTTCTATGTTAAAAGCTAATGAAGGTGACAGCTACGCTGGTGCTGATGTTAGTGGAGACGACAGAAAGGCTAAGGCATCTGGTGGAACACCACAAAACGCTGACGACTCAGAAAGCGATGCTGGAATTTCTTCTAAAATAGAAGACCAGCAAAACACAATTCAAGCTGCTGATATGGGTGATGACGACGAAGAAGACGACATCGAGAAGGCATACCAAAAAGGATACGCAGCTGGTATAGAAAAAGGTCACAATGGTCATGATGATGACGATGACGCAGAAAAGGGTGGAATGGCATACAAGGCAGATGATGATGATGAAGCTGCTGATGAACCAATAGACGAGAAGGGTATGGACAACGAGGACGATGATGAGATGGAAAAAATGCAAAAACAATTAGACTCTTTGAAAAAGCAAATTGCTGACACAGAGAATAATATGCAAAAAGCTGTAACATCAGAGGCAGAAAGTAGACTAAGAAAAATGGGATTCAGAGAGGAAACTGGATTACAGGCTCCAAAGATTGTTAATTCTTTAGGTGTAGATGATACTACTCCAATTAAGAAATCAGCAGCTGTGGACACACCTGATCAACTAGCTGAACTTTCTTACTCAGAACTTAGAAAACTACAACACCAAATAGAAACTGGTGACACAGATGGTGTCCCTAGGGAACTATTAGGATAATTAAAACAAACTATAGGAGATTATAAACATGGCTAATCCAAGTTTAAGTGAATATCTTGCACAGTCTCAAAGAGGTTTG